TTACCGCAATCTCAGTTTCCTTCTCAACAGGCAAATATTGGTCAGGTTGAGCAGGGGAGCCTTGCGTCTGGTTTTGCGCCAGAAGAGCGTGACGGGACGTTCATGCTTAATAGAGCCACTGGACAAGTGGTTACAGGGGTCGCTAAACAACCTGTGCAACAACAAGCGCCGCCTCCTCAAGCGCAATCAGAAAGAGATCTGAATCTTTTCGGTGGCTTTAATCGTGCATTTTTGCCAGAAGCTGCGCCTATACAAGAAGAAGAAAGCCAAAATGTTTTGATGCAAGCTGGTCGTGGCTTTGGTCGTGGCGTAGCTCAAGGAACATTGACGCTTGGTGAAGGTTTATTTGCCACGGCAGACATGGTGACAAACCTTGCTGGCTATGAAGACTCTATAGATCCAGCAACAGCAGAAGCTCTCAAGCTAATACAGGATTCTAGGAAAGCTGTAGGCAATGAAGAGGGCATGGTGGGCAAGCTTGCAGAGGCGCTTGGCAGCATGGTTCCTCTTTTAGTTCCGGGGCTTGGTGCGGCAGGTGTTGGCACTAGAGCGGCAGGTTTTGCAGCAAGGGGCGCTGGTTATGCGGAAGCAGCTAGAAGAAATCTAGGATATGCCAAAGGGTTAAAAGCATTATCCGTTATGACCGCCAGTACAATGGGCGGCGGTACTGCAAATCAAATGCTTGAGGCGTATGAGGATGCAGGTAATGAGGTATCTACAGCTAAAAGAAACCTAGCGGTAGCTACTGGGCTTGGCATTGGCCTATTGGACTTGGCTCCAATGGAGATTCTGCTTCGCGGCATACCCAATACAATGGCAAAGAATGTTAGCAACGGCTATATAAGAAGAGCCACTGAGAACATAACCAATGCTGGAGCAGAGGGCGGTCAAGAAGCACTCTCTGGGATATTGCAAGAGCTTTCAGCGCAAGGCAATTACAATCCAGATCAACCTATTGGCGACAGCGCATTGTCAGACTTTGGGTATGGCGCTGGTGCTGGCTCTATTGTTGACTTGCTTTTTGGTCGTCGCGTTAAGTACGCAAAGAACCAAAAGGAAATTGACAAAGAGTATCAAGGTACTGAGCAACTAGAGTCTTTAGATGAAGAGTTTCTTAGAGATATGCAAACATCAGAAAAAGATGTTGCATTTTATGACGCAGATGGCAATCAACAATCGGGTCAAGTTGTAGACTTTGGGGATGACTTTGTAACCCTGTCCGTAGGCGACGACCTTATAAATGTGCCTAGAGATCAATCGGTTGACGAGCAGTCTGGCGACTCTCTTGCATCAGATAAGGATTTGCTTACTCCTAGATTTAAGATTAACGACAGAGAGCTAGGCGACTTTAGTGCAGCAGAGCTTGTTGATGAGCAGTCGAGGCAGTTGTTGCCGCAGTCGTTATTGGATCAAGTTGATGCTGGCAATATCACCCTAAAGGATGCGATTGACGCATCGAAGTCTCCTGACGGTACGATAGAAGCAACCATGTCTGCCGGTAAAGCCTATCGTATTAAAGCCATTAGCGCTGAGATGAAGCGCAGGAACCCTGACTTTGATCAGAACATCAGCGAAAAAGCAGCAAAGAATGAAAGCGATGTAGCTACTGGGCTTGCAGTTGATAGCGGTGAGATCGGTGACTTTATTGCTGGCACCGTGGGCGACAATCAAGACACTGTATTGGGCAGGGTAGCATCAGATACAGACGTATCTCGCGGGCCAGAGATTGAAGCTTCAGTGTTGGTGAAAGCGTTTAAACGCAACGGTGTAAATAAAACAGAACAAAAACAGTACATTGAAGAAGTAACTGGAGATCCTAATACTCCAGTATCAGACCTCAACTCTAATCAAAAAGCGGCAATCCATGAAAAGGTTGTGACGCACAGAGAAAGAAAAAAAGCTAAAAAGGAAGCGGATAAAGCTGCGGACGATCAAGCTAAGACCGAAGAAGAGATAGAGAAAAGGGCAGCAAAGCTAGCTGAAGGCTCTGCCAAAGCATCTGAAGGGCCAGCGCCCACACCTGTAGCAGCAGCGGATACGCCTGTAACACCAGCGGCTGTAGCACCAGCGCCTGTAACACCGGAGGCTGTAACGCCAGAGCCTGTAACTCCAGAACCTGTGGTAGAAGAGGTTGTGGCTGAAGAGCCAGCAGCGTTTGAGCCAGTTGTATTTGACTCAAAAGATGTAGCAAATTCAAAGCCTCGATATAGAGATGAGATCCCTGAGTTTGAATCGCTTTTAGATAAGGCGCTTTACATTGTTAGGGATGGCGTTAAGAAATCTAAGAAAGATGCTTCAATAATTAACGAGTTAAAAGCTGCGTTGCCCGGAATGACCGAGGCAGACATACGAAGCATGGGTGCTACGATTGCTGCTGAAGTTAAAGAGCGTGGTGAGGCGGCAAGAAAAGCAAATCAATCAGTATTTAAAATACCTACAGTTGTTCCACAACAAGCTCCGCAAGTAGAGGCTGCTCAACCCGCAGCGGTTCAGCCAGAGGCTGTTCAACCCGCAGCGGTTCAGCCAGAAATTACTCAACCCTCAGTTGTAGAAACAGCCGCACCTGATTCGGAGTCAACTCAAAATATAACGCTAGACTTGGTGTCTCCTCAAGACCCTGCCGCCCAAGTTAAGGCGGAGCTTGAGCAAATAGCTCAAGACGAAGCGGGTCAAAAGCCAAAGAAGAAAAAGAAGGGAAGGCTTCAGAAGGGTACAGTAGCTGTCGTTTCGCCAGCAGAAGAAGCTGACATAAGAGATACAATAGGTGAGCTTTCTGGCGGGGACGCAAAGGCTTTGCAGATAGGCATGGCTGCATATAGAAAGCTACGAGACGATGGCGCTGATCACGATACAGCCCGTACAGAATTCTCTGTAGACCCTAAGTTTCAAGATCAATTGGTTGGCGATATAGATTTTGCTAGGCCAGCACAACAGTCCACTGATGCTGACGTAGCGTTGACTGCAATTCCAAACCTTAATACTCCTCAAGGGCCAAGCATCCTTGTCCCACAAAAAGACAAACCAATTGACTACAATCAATTCATAAGAATTAAGAAGATTGTAAACAATATAGCCCCCGAAGCGGATCTTGTAGTAGCAAGCCAGCTTTACGGGCAAGTTACAGGTGAAGGCGCAGAAAGAAAGTTTCTTATTAATGGACAAGAAGTAGGGTATGACGAAGCCCTTGGACTACAGGTAGGCAATGTTGTAGCTGTATCTGTAGCTGACGGGCATTTAGATCCAGAAAACGTGGCGTACCATGAGGCAACCCACTTCTTATTTAACAACGGCTTCCTTAACGATTCTGAAATTAAGTCACTCATAGCTAATCAACCACGATTAGAGCGCATTGTTCGTGATCATCTCGGTCAAAAGCAATACGACATTGTTATGTCGGGTAATGATTTTCAGAACTTCAACGAGCTTATTGCTTACGCCTCCGCTCTCTACAATAGAGGGTTAGATATTGATGGAAAGATACCACCAGAGTTTACGCCGCCACTGCGCAGGGCATTTGCAAAACTTGCAAGACTGTTTAAACAGCTTAAATCAAACTTCACCGGGGAGTTTATCCCTATGGAGCTTGAGCAGGTGTTTGAGCAGGTACGTCAGGGCAGGGCTGGCAAGAGAACTCCAGACAAAGACTCAGTGAAACGCATCAAGAGTGTAATGCTGGCTTCAGATCCAACAGGTATGAGTTCTGCAACGCCGCTTGCCGTGATGAAGCAAGGGCCAATAGCTGCGTCATCTACAGTCGCGGGGGCTATGAACAGGGACTTTACGTTTAGTCCCGACACCCCGCAGCGCCCAGCATTTAAGTCTAAGCTCAAAGGGATTCTTGAAGAAAAGCGAGAACAAAAATATCGACCTGACGCATGGGGCAGGATTAAAGAAACCAAGAATGGCTCATCTGTTGCTGGCGTTTTAACTGGCGTTAGAGTTGATGAGTTTAATGACTCTGGGCTTGGCGATTATTTAAACAGATTGCCAGCAGACAAATCAGTCAAAGGTGAAGACCTATTAGAGTTCTTTGAAGACAGAGAACAGATAGTAGAGATTCAAATATATGGAACGCCGATTGGTGCGAACAGAGACGCGCAAACAGAAAGGGAATATCAAGACGCTTTAAGGCAAGACAGGAATAACGAAGCCTATGAGCAAGTGGCAAATCAGGCAATAAACTCTCTTCGTCTTGGTACAGGCGCGGCTCATGTTGTTGATGTAATGACTACCGCAATTAATATACAAAGCCGAGTGCCTAATCCAGAGGTTGCAGATCAAGCGTTTCCAGAATCTATAATAAAAGCTGTAAAAGATTTAGAACAAGAGATCCCAGATCTAAGAGGGACAACCTTAGAAGTTCAATCAATGATCGACAGTCTCAATGACAAGACTCGCAAAAAATTTCTTAACCTAGCTAATGTTATTTCTACAGAAGCCGCGAATGAAGAGTCTCCATTTAACAAGACGTTACTAGGGTTGACTTTAGTTGACACAGATTATAGCGGAACAGCATTACAAAAGATGAATTTTAAAGATGGAGGCACTGGACTTTCAACAAAAGAAAGCTTCACACCTTCGTCCGGCTCTATAGCTGCCGGTTTTGGTGATGTTGGCGGTGATCGCGGAAGCGTTGGATTTTCTGACGATCAGCCTAATTTTTATTACGCTTGGACAACAATGGGTGGCAGAGAGCTTNCCGAAATTGGCNGTGATTTGTTTTTAAATAAAAACGCAACTGAAGCGTTGATGGCCTTAGATGGATACAGGGATATTATTTATACGATCCCNCTGACAAAAGGCGAGGGTATGGAGCATATGCATTACCCAGATGTCAGAAACGCATTCATGCATATGAGACTATCTGACATTGTNNTAGATGATGGAAGCACAGTCCTTGTTGTAGAGGAAATTCAATCAGATATTCATCAAGCTGCGCAAAGAAAAATGCGGGAAATGGCTACAGACTATTTGTTTGCAGAGGGCGAAATAAGTCAGCCTGATTACATCTCACTTTCGAGGGATGAAAAAAACCTTGTCAGACCGATGATGGATATGTTTTCAGATCGGGTGTATGGAAAGCTACTACCTGATCTGCCAATGAAAAAAGAAAATTCTCGCCTTCAGTTTGCTATGCATCAGCTTGTGCGCATGGCAATCAATGGCGGTTACGATCATATTGCAGTGAGCAACAGTGACCTTCAAGTTGAGCGTTACAGGAACACAATAAAAGCAAACATTGATGGGTTGGTGTTGACAAAGTTTACCAACACTTACGAGCTAGTTGAGTCTGGTATAATTGAAAGCATTAACTCTCTACCCGGCGGAATACCCGCTGTATCAATACGTTTAAACGCAGCAGAGTTTGAAGATGACACCCGTTTTAATGATGAATTTTTACGATCTGATGCAGTAACTGTGGATGGAGACGGCAATGTCAGTCTCATATTAACAGAGTCTGCAATTCAAGCAGAGCTTGATGAGCTTCGTCGAGACGGTTCATTTGAACCCGCGTACCCAGATCCAAATACAGGGGAGTTTGATGCTGCAAGGGCGCTTGGTGGCCTTGAGGCACCGTCTAGTTTAAATGTTGATGAAGAGCAGCGTAATGTTATTGCGCAAAACAAACTTGAACAGGCTCAAGAAGAGGTTTCTGACTTTGTTAGTGAGCCTTCAATAACTCTAGCTTCTTCAACAGAGGCTATACAGGCCATCAAAGCAGAGTTTATGCCAGCCACGGAAGCAACAAGCTCCCAGCTTGCTCAATTAGCTATAGCAAAAGCCATAACAAAAGCGTACCCGCAGCTTTCTCAAAGCTGGATAGCTTCATACACACAGCCAGTGATTGGTAAGACGCGAGAGGGCGGTGATGTACAGGGGTCGTTTTTTAGAGACTCGGTAGAGCTTGGTAACAACAGCATAACAATGGAAGGAAATCCAACCCTTGATGAGTGGCTGGGTGAAGACATTGCTGTGCTTGTGCGCAATGAGCTAGAAAACCCTGAGATGAGGGGCCAAGAGTTTTATAAAAAGGACTTCATTAAGTTCATACAAGATAAGGCTGTGTCTGTAGAAGCGGAAGCCAATAAGATTGCCAATGGAGAAACAAACCTAACTGACTATCAAAAGAAGGTAGCCAAGCTGGTAACAAGCGCGAAGGATAGAACGACAGGCGCTATTGATATACCTGTTGGTGGAGGATTCAAAAATATCTACGATGTCAAGATTCCGCAAGCATTAGACAATGCATTGGCAAGCCTTCATGAAGGAAGCAATAAGGAAATAAAAAAAATAAGAGATAAGATTGCATTTAACAGCAAGGACAATCTTTTATATTTAGGCTCTTCAAGTGGAAAGTTTTTATCGCCAAGACAGTATGAGGGTACAAGCGATATTCTCCCAGAAGGGGAGGCGACCATCATAAAAGCGTCTGACATACAGTCTCAACCATTAAGAGGCCGTCCGATTGCGGCAATAAGCGGCGAGACAACAGCTTTACAGGAGGCTCTCGCAGACAATGACTTCATCATAGATAAGGTTGCAGAAGAAACTGGGTTTAAACGCATTCCTATGAATGTGGATGATCCTANCGGAGCTATGTTGCCGATGTTTAGAAACGAAGACACTGGCGAGTTAAAGAGTGCGCGAGAGTTTTCTGATGAATATCAAAACAGGTACATGATCCCTGTATCTAATTCACGAAACGCATTGCGCCTTTACACACTTACAGAGGACATGAAGACTTCGCCTCAAGTAAGTGCGCCAAGCGAGATATATTTTGCCAAAGTAGAAAACGAACGTACAGCAGCAACCAATCAAGGTACTGACAACTTGCGCGGCGTTATGAAAAATGGCAGACAGAAGGGCATAGACTTTATAAACAGCCTTCCGTTCTTTAACACCCTAAAAGATATGCCTCAGAAGAAAGAGTTCTATCTTGAGCGAGCCAAGTACCTTGGCACTATTGCGCAGTCAACAAAGATTGCAACCTTCCTCAGAGACGAAATAGGTAATCAGTTTCTTACTAGGTCAGGCAACAAGAACAGATCCTCTACCGAGGCGCTTAGAGGCGCGATATTCCAGTACCTTACAACAGGTGACGCACAGCAAGAGGCCGTGTTATTGCAGCAGTTGGACGCTCTCGATCCTCGCGCAGCCAAGGCTTCTGCAAAAGCAAAAGACATGATTGAGAACTTGGGCCTAGAGCTTATGCAAGCTGGCCTTCTACCGGCGAACAGCTTCTACAAGTACAGAAGGTCTTACTTACCAAGAATATATCTAAAGAATGTTCTTGAGGACAAGATGGATGCTAGGTTTAGCTATCTCAAGCCCCGTAAGGATGACATGACGGATCAGGCGCAAGAGGCGTTAGGGGTTATCAACGAGCTTGACCCTGCATTCTTGGTGTCTAGGGCCATACAACGTCCAATTAGAGACTTGCAGTTTATTGAGTTTATGAATTCTGTTGCTGGTAATGAGGCGTGGACTGTAGCNGACGATCAGTTTGTTGTTGAATACACAGGGCCAGATGGCAAGCCTCAGAAAGTAAGTGGGTTTTACTTGCTTGATCAAGTCAATACCCTGACTAGNATTGCCGCTGCGGTTGAGGCTGCTGATCCAGACAAGGCTGCAAAGTTACGCTCAGATGCTGCGCAAATAGATAACATGGTAAGAACCACGTTTGAAGAGCGCGGTGTCTTGCAATACATAACCGATCCGAACATAGATATATCTGGCCTTACACAGACATATGGCTTTGAGTTTAAACGTGTTCCAAGGGGTAGGCAGTACGGGATGCTGGCTGGAAGGCTGGTTCGTCAAGAAATATTTGATGACGTTGTTGCCTCATCCGCCATGCTTAACATAGGCGATCAAGCTTATGTGAATGTTTTGTCAACTGGACGAAAAGCTACGGCGGTGTGGAAAACTATCAAGGTTCCATTGAACCCTCCGACCATTGCTCGTAACACATTCAGTAACGCGATCCTAATTCATATGTCTGGCGTACCGTTCTATAGGGTCATCCCTAGAATGGTTGAGGCTGCTAGAGAAATTATTGCGTACAACAACAAAGATTTTGAGAACTCCAAGCACTACGCAGCAATGATTGCGCGAGGGGTGCAACAATCCTCGTTTACTGATCAAGAATTGATTCTCATGCAGGACGATATGCTTGATTTCTTGCAGTCTGTTGACGCTAAAGATCTAGGAATGATTGGTTGGCTCAAGCTAAATACATGGACAAAGCTGGCTCAAAAGGCAAGCAAGCTCTATCAAGGCATCGAGGTTGTAGGTAAGACGGCGATTGCCATTGACGTTATGGATCGAGAAGGCGGCACAGCGGATGATGCGTTTATGCGAGCGCAAGAGTACCTGTTCGACTACTCTGATGTTCCTCAGACGGTGCGAGCTATACGTCAAAGCCCTGTAGGTATTCCCTTCCTGACATTCCAGTACAAAGTATTGCCTGTACTGGCAAAGACTGCGCTTCGTAATCCAATGAAGTTTGCTCCATATGTCGCGCTATCGTATGCGTTACCATCATTATTTATGAGTGCGTTTGATATTGATGACGAAGAGTATGAGGCTGTAAAGAAAGCCATGCCTGATTATCTTCGGGGAAATCCGGGCCTAATCCCCGTCCCAGCAAGGGACTCAAAGGGAAGGCTACAGTTCCTAGACACCAGCTATCTGTATCCTTGGGGATCATTTACTGGATTACTTGCTAACTCTGTATCAGGAGGCAAGCAATTGTTCGGTGAAAAGAAGCCAGAAGATCAAGGCTTCAGCATCAAAGATGTGACATCTACATTGGGTATGTTTGGTGGCCCAGCATGGTCACTGGCTGGCGCTGCTCAGAACTTAGACCCGTTTACACAGCGTCCCATCGTTAACCCAGAAGATCCTATGTTTGTTTCTGGAGCGATTGAGAAACCGTTCTATCGTCGCGGCAAAATGACAGACGCTATGTTCTGGGCTGCGAACCAGTACCTCTTGCCCGGATTCTTGAACACAGAATACGGAGCGGTAGCGAAGTTAAACACTGCGCTGAAGGGAGATAAGAAAGCAAACGGCATAGAGGCCGACACCTTGGGTCAGGCAATCATGCGCTTTGTTGGTTTAAACCTCACCAACGTAGACCCTATGCAAATACAAATGTCCCTACGCTATTTGGATGCAGAGAAGAGCAAGATTACTACCCAGATCAACAGGTTGAGAAAGGATCAGAGCTTGTCGGTACAAGAGCGTAAGCGAAGAATAGGCAACTACTACGAGGTCTTGTCATCTTACAAGCAGAAGAAAGCTGCGCTTACCCAAGCGGGAAGAACGGCAAGAAATGTGAGCGAGCGTCTTCGTCGAAAAGATACTCAGCCATCACCAGCACAAAGCAGTTACACAAGGCCGTAAAATGTGGCAAATAACAGCATTGCTTGGAGTTGCATTAACCGTGTCGGTTGGTGGCTTTAAGCTGTACTACGACAAGTCTGAAGCCGAGAAAGAGACGATGGCTATACAGCTACGTCAGGCCGCTGACAATCAGGCGATTCTAGAGTCTTCTATTGCCAAGCAAAACAAAGAGTTGCTTGATCAAGAAGCTAGAACACAGGCTGTATTGAATAGGATTAATGTGTTGTCGGATGAGAATAGACAGGCTCAACAAGAGGTTGAATCCATCAGACAAAAGTTTGCCAAGCACAACATGGATGTGTTGAGCCTGAGAAAGCCTAAGTTAATAGAGAAGATTATAAATAAAGGAACGAAGGGGGTGTTAAATGATCTTGAGATTATTACCAATCCTACTCCTTAGTGGTTGTTCATGGCTAGGAGGTAAGCCTTATGTCCCAGAAACAAAAAAGGTTGAGGTTGTTACCGTTGTTAAAGAGGCTGCTCAATATCATCCTCCGCTACCTAATGCCATATCAACCCTTCCGGTAGAGTGGTCAGTGCTGACACCTGCCACGATGCAAGAATACTTGGATGATTTAAACGAGGGCAACGCACCCACTAATGCGTACTACGGGTTGACCACAAAGGGTTACGAAAACCTTTCGTCAAATATGGCAGAGGTGAAGCGATATATCCGACAAGTTTTATCCATAATTAGTTATTATTCAACAATGAATAAAGGAGAGACTGATGACACAGTTAGTCAAGATGCTGAAGCGCCATGAAGGTGTTCGCTCTAAATCTTATATCTGCTCGGCTGGGTACGAAACAATTGCGGTGGGCCGAAATATTAGCGAGTCCGGTCTGGGCCTGTCTGATGATGAGATTGATTACCTACTAAGCAACGACATCAAGCGCGTGAGGGAAGAGCTTACTGACAGTTACTTCTGGTTCCCCGCTATGAATGAGGCCCGTCAAGACGCGCTGGTGGACATCTCGTTCAATCTAGGTCAGACACGATTGCGTGGTTTTGTTAAGGCGCTTGAAGCCATGTCTCGTGAGCAGTTTGACATTGCTGCTGATGAATTCATGGACAGCAAGTGGAGCCAGCAGGTAGGCAATCGCGCTGTTGAGGTTACAGAAATGATAAGAACGGGTGAATACCAGCCTGTTTAAACGCGCCGGGTAAACCGGGGAGCATTGTAAATGTTTAAACGATACAAGAAGGGCGGCAAGGTAAAGGCCAAGTCTAAGGTTAATGAGGCTGGCAATTATACCAAACCGGCTATGCGTAAACGCCAATTCAGTCGCATCAAGTCAGGCACTAAAGGCGGCAAGGCTGGTCAGTGGTCGGCGCGTAAAGCTCAGATGCTGGCTAAGGCATACAAAGATGCAGGTGGAGGCTACACCTAATGGCAATTAAGAAGTCGCAGAAGTCATTAAAGAAGTGGACTAAAGAAGATTGGGGAACCAAATCAGGCAAGCCATCAACACAAGGTAAGAAGGCAACAGGTGAAAGGTATCTCCCGAAGAAGGCTAGAGAGGCTCTATCAAGCAAGGAGTACGCTGCTACTAGCAAAAAGAAACGAGCCGACACAAAGGCAGGTAAGCAGTTCTCAAAGCAGCCAAAGAAAATAGCAAAGAAAACAGCGAGGCATCGCAAATGAGTTTGACTGACGCGGAAAAGAATAGACTCAAGAAGGTTGGGCTATCAGGTTTAAACAAGCCCAAGCGCACTCCAAGTCACAAGACGAAGAAAGGTGTAGTTGCTGTTCGTGATGGATCTAAGATGAAGGTCATACGATTTGGCGACCAGAAGATGGGCCATAACTATAGTGATGAAGCGCGTAAGAGTTTCAAGGCTAGGCATGGCAAAAATATTGCGAAGGGTAAAACTAGCGCGGCGTACTGGGCAGACAAGTTATTTTGGAGTGGGAAGGGCGGCAGCAAGAAGTCACCACCCAAATCTCAGAAGCAGAAGTTTGGTAAGTAGCCCCGCCTGATCTACCCCGTGGACGGGAACACGGTTATGAGGAGGAGATAGGGTAACTCCCCCTTGGTATGTTAAACGCTGTTCTTTCTTCGCTCAGTTATGGCTTCATTACGCCTCTCCAAACAAACACTGCACCTAGAGTAGTTGTTAACTTTTACAAATGAATCTGAGGGGCGCTTTATCCCACAGTTAATGCAGATTTTTGTATCAATATTTGCGTCAGCAGGGATCTGTTCGGGCGTATTGCCAGCAGCCAACCATTCTTCCAGCGCTTTATTGCTCATCGCTATCGGCCTTTCGTCTGTAATTATCACAACCTGAGAGTCGCAAGCCTCGCAACTTGTCGGGAAAGTGGCTCTGTGGCGAGCAGACCCACAAGAAAGACAAGTGATGTGCCAGTTCACTGTATAAATCTACTGGCTATCGAAGCCCTCTTCTTATTCCTTGGCGCTATAGCTGGCGGAGGTTCGGGTTTCTCTAACTTTATATATACAGTAGCGCCCAAGGCTTGCGCCATAGCCTCAACCAATTCAAAGCTGGGCTTTCTTTTACCAAGCTCAACCTGACTTACATAGCTTTTAGTTGAGCCTGATTTATCAGCCACTTGCTGTAACGACATACTTTGATCCATGCGCAATCGTCTTAGTTCGTCTGAGTACCAACTCATAGCAAAACCTCTAGCTCAAAATGTTTAAGGTGATCAGTAAGTCTCTGCCTAGCTTCCTCGCTTTCTTTCAGTTCAGATCGTGATGGTATGCCGCACACAAAACGTAGAACTTCTGCCGCGTAATCAACGTCATCTAGTGACTCGTCAATAACGTGCCACTGGCTGCTGTTTAAACGCACCCACTTAATATACGACTCATCTTTGCATATTAGATTAGCCCTAGCTACTGCACGATTACCATCGGTAGTTGCCTTTGGTGGTATTGGATTTTCAAAGTCATCAATCTGTGCGCACACAACCATGTACCTCTGCCCTATCTGCGCGGTAGCCATCTCCTTTGGCATATCATCTGGGTGAACAACAAAGGACAAGACCATGCCATCTTTGGTCTGCCGGTATGCGTACTTCTTTCCTTCAAAGCTCTCGGTATAATTCTCCGCGCTCATCGTTTTACCTCATGTATTTCCATGCGCTTAAAGTTTTCACCAAGGCGCTTGTCAAACTGGGCAACAGCAATCTTCTTTGCCTCAGTTATATTCTCTGCATTTACAGCGATGTAGGAGGCATTGGTAATCCAAACCTCCAAGTCAAATCGCTTTGTCTCCTTATCACTCTTCATCTATCCTCTTTGATCCCTAGCAAACCTTCTTCTAGTAGGCTCAACTTGAACCTTAAAACCCCAGAAATTTGAAAATAACTGTTTTGAGGAAGCTTTTTGTTTCTACGCCAAGCTCGTACTGTAGATAAGGAAACGCCAAAATGTTCCGCGACAATCTCTATACCAACCCATTTTTCTAGTTCATTCATGATCAGAAATGAGGAGGTCGGCGCTTGAATTGTTACTGCAAGGGCGCTCTAAGACAAATCTAACCATGCCGCAATCCGTATATATCACAGGCATATCAGGGCGATCATCCTCAAACCAAGCAAGGTTAAGCTGTTTAACGAGATAATCGTTCTCCTCTTCACCTCGAATGCCAAACACAAGACTGCTTCTTCGGGCGATAAATAACAGCCTCAAGTCCTCTGGTGACAGGTGATTGCATAGGTCATCAATGTTTTTGCATTCAGAGAAGCGCCTTGATTCTAGCGAATGAAGACGATCCATAGTTTCATCGACTAGCTCATCTCCCTCATGGACAACGGCTTGAAGGACGCTGATCTCGTCATCCTTTTTGTCAATATCTTTCTGATGCTGTATCTCTATGTCTTGTACAGACTTTCGATGATTGTAGTTAAGTAGCTCAATGGTTTCTTGAAGCTGATCAATCATCTGATTCTTTGTCGTGTAATACTTATTCGTTGACTTCGCTTCCGTCGTCGTCACTTTCTTTTTTCCAGCCATGATAATATTCCTTGTTGCGTGTAAAATTTTCTATCCAAGCGAGGGGATCTATGCCTTCCATAGCCCACCATCGCTGTTCGTTCCCATGCTTATGCAAGTGTCTGTGGTGATCATCACAAAGCGGGACAGCATCCTGATCCCCGCTTCGCCTCATGCCACGCAGCCCATCCTTTTCTACAAAGGTTAGGTGGTGCGCCTGTGCTGGCCTGTAACAAACCAAGCAGCCATGATCCCTAACAAGCTGTAAGTGCTTACGACTTCTTAGTTTTTTTGCCCACGATTTTGATTCCAAAATCTTTCACCAATGCATTGCCAGTTTCTAGTAGTGCCTCAAGATCATTAACCAACTCTAAGGAGTTGTTTAAACGATCATCAATAGTCGTCAGAAGTTCTTCATCTTCTATCGGCTTTGACTCTCTCAGCTTCATTATCGTCACATCAATCTTGGCAAGCTCCAACCGACTACGCCTTTCGGCTTGCTGGCTGTCGTCCAACCTAGACTCAATGTCCATCACATATGATTTAGTTTTGCTCATAGCTACAGACCAAAATCATCATCACTAAAAGGACTAGCCTCTTGGGTAACAACCTTCTCTACAGCAGCCTTAGCCGTAGCATTCTTCGGCTTCAGAGTTACCCTGAGAAATGTAGCGCCACCATTTGCTGGCTCCTTCTTCGTTATGTCAAGGTAGTAGTCGGTGCCTTCAACTAATATGTCGCCACGAAAATCGGCGTGCCAATCTTCAATCTTCTTGTCGTTCTTGAATGCCGCGCCTTGTAAATCTTTTCTTTCAAATGCCATTAGAATGGAACTCCTTTTTCTTTATTTTCATTACTTGTTATCTGTTGAATACGCTCCTGCACCTTTTCCTTGAACGGTTCAAAGTCTGGGCGCTCTGCGTACTTAGTTTTTATTGGCGCGTAGTATTCGTCAATCACTACCTTCGCCTCTTCTGCCGTAACGCAGCCAGCGAGATTGTCTATGACCACGCTTGCGTCTGACTTGAAAGCCTGTGATGCAATTGCAGCATCTTCAGCTACGGCTAGGGGTACGAGGGGCGCTGCCTTTGCTTCTGCCTTCTTTGCTGGCGGTTCTGCTTTTGCCTTAGCCTCTACAGGTGCGGCTTGCTTCTTGCCAGACGATCCAGTTTTTTCGTTGATGGCGTAGTCCACTTCATCAAAGCTGGCATATTCACCACCGCCCAAGCCAGCCGCAGCCAATGCACGACCTATCGCTGATGTAGCGCAGTTCTCTGTGGCAGACTTCTTGTTCACAGGGCCGTCATCACGATGCTCTTCAGCCCAATCATTGCTGATCAAGTGCCAAACATCACCTTCTCTGATGTGAACTTGTGCCTCAATCAAAACCCTATTGGCAGTCGAGGCATGGATCTTTGTTGTGATCCTGCCCTTATCTCCATAGGCTTTGCGGAAAGCAACAACCCGTGTCGTAACCTGTGCGTACAACTTCCCCTTGATTCCAACCTTGTCCGAGTCGGGAAGGTTTTCCATATGGGTAATTGCTTGCAGCAATTTGTTCTCACTCAACTTCTTCTCCTTGTTTAAACGCTGCGAATTGGTCGCAGTAATCAGACACATCGCAGAACTGCTCGCATCGTAGAGGTGATCCTCTTCGGTGGTCTACTCTGTGTTTGTCTGCGTCCTTCTGCGCCGAGATAAATGTCTCAGCTTCTACCATCGAATCGAACACACGCACTGCGCGTACTCTCTTCTCCTTCATCACGGCAAACTTTTCATCTCTGAGCCAGCGCTCATCATCTGTGCAATCAGGTAGATTGCCAGCGATGGCCTGTTGGTGTGCCGTAATTCGTTCCTTCACAAAAGCTTCGGTCTTAGCTATAGGCCAAAGCTCAATGTCTTGAATCCATATGTCATGTTGCGGGTAGTCAGGCTTGCGCAAAGCGTCATGCTTATTCCAATCCTTGATGAAGTTTATTATCTGCAACCCACTTACTTCGATGCCGTTCTTGTGCGCAATGTAAGCGTATATATTCAGTTGCTTTTCATCACTGTCGTTGTGCATCACGCCATAAACTTTGCGCGTCTTGTAGTCCTGTAAGATCCGTGAGCCGTCCGGTTGAACGTGTTGTACGTCTATTGCACCTGACAGCTTTACGCCGTCCACAGAGCAGTACAGGCGCTCCTCGGTGATAAAGTCAGGGTGCTTTGAGTTCTCTAGGATCGAGTGAACCGCTGTGCCAAACAAAGTCCACAGGTTTGAGGACACATCTCTGAACATGATGTTGTTAGGGTCGTCAAACAGGACAGCCATTCTTGGTGGACGCAATAGCCCAGTAGCAGAGAACGAAGCATCGCCCTTGCTGTAACTGTCTCTTGTCAAGGCCGCAGCCAGTGGAGCGGGTAGCCCCAACTTATTTGTGTAGTTCACTTGTGTTACCATGTTGCGAAAGGTATGGGTAACGATTGGAACACATGAATAAAAGATCTGTCAAGAAAATAATTTACGGAACCGCACAATCCAAATCAAATAGCCGTAGATTGGTGACGTTTGGAGGTAAGCCGCGCTTCATCAAAAGTAAATCTGCGTTGCAGTTTGAGAGTGATGTGAAGGCTCAAGTGTTTCAACTGGATCAGATGCTGGAGGGAGATCTGTCCTTCCACGCAGACATCTACTACCCATCAAGACGACAGGATCTTGATCCCAGTATCCTGCTTGATGCCCTACAGGGCTTGCTTTACGAGAACGACAGGCAGTTTAAACAGATTAGTTCGTGTAGATTTCTAGACAAAGTAAACCCTAGAGCGGAGGTCTGGATCAAAGAGATAGAGCATGATGAGTGTGGCCCACCAGAGGTATAGGTGAGTCCTCTGATGGGCCGTCCTTCGCAACAAAGGAGTCAAGGTGGGCTTGACAAGGCGGATGATGATATGTTTTTTTAAGAAAAGCAAGCAATGCGCAAGGGGGTAAGACCGCAATGGCGCAATATAAATTCGCGGTAATGTCCACGCTCGGCTCCGCCCGATCTGACACTCTCTTCCCATCACTCTCTCAATGAGGGGGGTTGGGGGGAGCGTCCTTCTCTCACCACCCGATCTAACTTATCGCAACAAGGAGATCACATGAGGCCAGTATACGAAACAGGCGCAGACAAAACGCGAGAAAGAAAACTCGCAAACGAAATGGCACTCCTCTGGGAAGTGGCAGCAAAAGAAAACCCAAAGATGTATCCGATAGATTTTTGTTTTGTTAATGACAAAAAAGAAGTCGTTGGATTTGCGGAAATTAAAACGCGAACACATCCGTTTGGGACGTTTCAAACATATATTTTAAGTGTACACAAAGTGGCTGATGCGAAATCTCTTGCGTCAGCGACAGGGAAAAGTGTACTGTTAGTTGTACAGTGGTCGTGTGGGACGATTGCTTATTTGGATCTAGACTGCCAGCCCGATAGGGTTGAGTGGGGCGGTAGATCCGACAGAGGAGACGGGCAAGACATGGAACCCGTCAATCATTACACGATGGAAAGATTTACAATCGCAACAGCAACAAAGGAAAAAGAAAATGAGCTTCGCATTTGATGGCAACACAATCAAGCTGAACGAAAAAGACTATGAGCGCTGGAAGAAAGCGTACAAAAACATCCTCAACCTCGACGCAATCCTGCAATCGAGAGATGATTGGCTCACCTACGATGCCGAGGTAAGAACGCAAGAGCGTTGGTATCTCAGCACCTCTGCGTACCTTGCCAAGCAAGACGCAAAAGCTGCACAGGAAAACAGAACAGACATGGCGGGGCGCAAGCTGACCCGTGAAGGTCACGTTCAATTCAAGACTCACCCGTAATGGGTTTCTACGAGGACATGGCAAGCCACGGGTTTGTCGCAAACACCTTGAACGATGGGCAAACAAAAATGCTTTGCCCTAAGTGCAGCAACACACGCAACAAAAACAAAAACGAACATTGTCTTTCGATGGCTATTGATATTGGTGGTGCGCAATGGCGTTGTCATCACTGTGATTGGGAAGGCAATGAGTGGAGAAACAGCATGATCAGTCCGTTTAAACAGGTAGTTAATAAGAAATCACCGAAGATCCCCGCTCTTGATGAGTTGAGTGACGGGGTAAAGACTTGGTTTGAGAAGAGGGGGATTGGGGAAAGGGTGCTTTGTTTGGCTGGGGTTGAGTCGGGCGATGCGTATGTCAGTGGAGAAAAGCAGAGAGCGATTGCGTTTGTGCATAGAGACAGGGATGGAAAGACCATCAACGTAAAGTTTCGGACGGTAGACAAGCAGTTTAGCCAGATCAAGGACGGGCATCGACTGCCCTATCTGTGGAATCTGGTGGACACTGATGCTGACACGCTCATCATAACTGAGGGCGAAGTGGATGCGCTTACCTGCATGGAGGCTGGGTACACCAACGTCATCAGCGTACCTGATGGAGCAAGTGACAAGAAGATCCCTTGGATTGATGAGTTGAATGGTGATCTGGCTGGGTTCAAAAGAATTATGTTGTTGACAGATGGTGATGCGGTAGGCGTTGTCATGCGCAACGAGTTGGCGAGGAGATTGGGTAGGCACAGATGTTGGAGGGTTGAGTGGCCTGATGGGTGCAAAGATCCGAATGATGTGCTTGTCCAGCATGGCAAGGAAAAGCTACAAGAGTTGGTGAAGGGCGCAGAGCCTTGGCCTTTGAAGGCGCTGCATGAGACACGCGCATACGCTGACGATGCATTTGCGCTGCTCAATGGGCAAGTGAAGAANGGTATCTCGACAGGGATCGNGGCAATGGATTGGAANTATCGGGTCAGACCCGGCGAGTTAAACATAATCTCCGGCGCTCCGGGCGTGGGCAAGTCCGAGTTCATGGATCAGATCTGTTTAAACCTAGCGAAGAATGAAGATTGGAGGTTCGCTGTCTGTTCGTTTGAGAATCCTGTGGATGAACACATCAATAAGTTGGCGGCTAAGTTCATTNGCAAGCCAGCGTGGGACAGCAGCAACGGCAACAAGATGAACGAAGAGGAGTGGACTCAAGCAGTGTCGTTCATCTCTGACCATTACTACTGGATACGCTCAGACGATGAAGCCCCGACAGTTGATTGGTGTCTAGAGAATGCGACTGCGTGTGTGCAGAGATACCCTAACGTGCGTGGGTTGATCCTTGATCCTTACAATGAGTTTGAACACAAACGTCCTAGCGGTTGGACTGAGACTGAATATGTTTCAAAAATGTTAGCAACATTGAAGCGATGGGCAGCAGCTAACGAGTGCGCGATCTTCTTGGTCGCACACCCAGCAAAGCTTAGGCGTAATCAAGACGGAACATTCCCAGTGCCAGAGCCATACGACATAGCGGGATCAGCAAATTTTTACAACAAGGCGGATAATATTTTGATTGTGGAAAGGGATTTCACGGAGGGGTCGGACGACATACGGGTTCATGTGAAGAAGATAAGGTTTAAACAGAGCGGGAAGGTTGGATGTGTCGAACTCAAATACGACTATCGGGACGGGACTTATCGCTCACCTGTGAGGATGAGTGGTTGAGATGAAGTTTATTCAAGCGATTCGTGCGCAAGAAAAAGTTGAAGAGATGTTTAAGCCGAAGGCTATTGGGGTTCCCCTCAACAGCAAGCAGGAGATAGATGATCATCAGGTCAAAGTTATTAGGGAGATGTTGTCTCAGAACAAGAAGATGGCGCACATTGCTAGGGAGGTAGGACTCAAGCCGAATACGATTTACAATTTTGTAAACCGTAGCGGCTTGTTTGATAGGAAGTTTAAGACTCTTCGTTAATGAACTGTCGAGGGAACTGGCTCTTGAATATCTCATTAGCCATATCCTCCGAGTAAGATGGGTCGCCATATGACGACCTCTCCTCACTGTTTAAACGATACCACTCAACAAAGTTCTGGCTTCGTGACAACTGATGATTCCACTCGAAAAAAAACTCTGAGTCACCCATTTCATTCTCCTAATATTTTTTCTATCTCTCTAATTGCTTGGCTTCTACTCTCTTGAGACTGCAAGATCCCAACCTTATCGTCAACAAAGTCTTTATCGCCAAGGCGATTGATTGCTTGCTCGACATCGGCTTCCATGCGCCACTTAATTGCAAACACATACTGCCTACTGACATCTTCGCGCAAGGCTATAGCCGACATGACCTCTCTGTTGCGTATGGATTCCATGATGCGCTGAGTCTTTTCATTCTTGCCACGGCGACTGTGCTTCTGAAGCAAGTGCCTGTACTCATCAACTCCGATGGTTGCTCGGACGTATTCCCGAACACTGCTGATGGTAGCCCCTGTCATTTCGGAAATCTCTTTGAGAGTGCTTCCGCCACGGCGCATATGCACCGCAGCTTCAATCCAACTTGGGTTATCTTTCCATTTGCCAGCCATTAGTAGTCCTCCGGCATCAGCATAGTCATGATTTCATGACCAGCATCCATGATCAGGTACACCTTGAGATCTTCCCGATCCGACACCTTGTATACACCCATCACCATCGACTTGTACTTCAGAGACTGAAGGTTTGATTCGTGATCTTCGGCGCAGACAGTACCGAAATCCTTATCTGCAAAGCGCCCAACACTCTCGGCTATGAACTTGTTTAAACGATCTGGACTCTCGAAGTGCTGGAGCAATTGGTCTTCACAGTTACCTGTCAAAGCGAATTGCTTGACGCTACCAATCACATCGTCGTTTGCGTTGGTCACGATGAACCTATCATCGTCAGTGACCCGCTCTTCTGATGTGCCGCTGATGAGCACATTTCCATCCATGTCTACAACATCACCCATTACTTTGTCTCCTCAGATTTAGATTGCATCTCTGCGATTAGCCCGTCCACCATGTCAGCTACAGACACCATGCCATCACGCTTACGCAGCTTCTTTGTCTCTGCCTTGATCATCTTGATGATCTTGTCTTCGCCCAAGTTGCTTGCAATTTCTTTTAGTTCGTTCAGCTTCATGTTACTTCTCCAAATATTTTGAGGCGCAGACGGCATCCCGACTGCATTGATCTTTGAAATCCATATCACTTCCGACTAGGAAGAGCGTAAGGATTATGGCAATCAGGGCGGTGTTCCTAATGGATGTGTGGGAAAGCATGACTGAGTTCCTCCTGCTCTTGTTTCACACGGGCTATCTCAAGACGTATGAGATTGTTTTCAACTCGGAACATTACCTGCCAAAGAATCCTAGCCTTCAGATCTTCTGGCAATTGGACGGTGGCAAGAGTTGAGAGCGTCTCTCTGATCAACTCTGAGTGCGCAGCTTTCTGTGCCATAGGATCGTGGTTGAGCACTCTTAGTACCGCGTCCGATTCCTTGTCCACTTGGTCGATCATGGTGTTAACGCTCGCCAATAATTCGTCCATAGATTTTTTATCGTTCATGCTCTTAACCTCTTCGTCAATTCTGTTAACACTTGTTGCAAGTGATATAATTTAATTTCAACCCAGCCACTCCCCATAGGGGTGACGGTCAACTCCCCGTCCTCCCATCGCTCAAGGTGATGCGTTCCATCCTTGGTGAAAACCCTAGCCTCGATAGCTGCTGACTCAATCACTGCGTTTAAACGTGACTGAGTTGTCTTGGTGTGGTAGCCATGATTGCTGATCCAAAGCTCGCCTGTCTCTGGGTTACGCCAAGCAATGGCGTTACCTCTGAGCAGCAGCAATCCTTCGATTGATCTTGTGTTGCTTTGGCTTGCGTTGTAGCCACGAACAAACTTGCTCACCACGTTCTGTTCTAATGCGTTCATTCCTCTTCTCCCCAACACTCAGTCCACTCTTCATCAGTCATCCCTGAGATCAGGAACTCACGCTCTACTGCGTTCAGTTGAGGCATCACATCTTGGATGAGCGCCCCGCCCTCCCACTTGAGCTTTTGCTCTGAGGTGATGTCGAGATCCATTGTGTTCATCTTGCCACTGAACAGTGACTTAATAATTAACTGCATAGCAGTCTCCTTCGTTGCGTTTAAACATTTACTAATTGCTGTGCAAGTCCCCGCCATTCATCGCTGCGATTGCTCGATCAATATCATCCACCAAGCCCTGAGACATACTGTTTCCCGTGGTAATCAACTCGTTTGTTTTGATGTTGACTTGATCATCTTCCGCAATCCCTTTGGCTATAAGCTTCAGCCCTACAGCCTTCGTTGATGCGTCCACTAACGCTGCTCGTAATACTTTTATCTGCTGATCTATACTCATCACCTATCTCCGTGTTGTGTTTGCTTCAATTTGCTTTACTTGTACTGAACTCAATCTTCCACCTCTACATAACCTTCAAGCTCTCGTTTAAACACCTCAACCAAGTTCTCGTAATCACCTGACTTCATGTCTCTAACGATGCGGTTGGGGTTGCGATCTATCTCTTCGCAGATCTTGTGTACCATGCCGATCAATACAAATGCGTTTCCATCGGGGCCGCTTAGGTCTACATATCTCATTGTTCTACTTCCTTGTTGCGAGTTACT